GCGGTTACCTCGGGGGCGTCCACCAAGAGCCGCACAGTATTCCCGTTCTTGGGATTCCGGGTGCCGACTGGACGAAGAACCAATGCGCTGTTAGCAGTTGGTCCCGCATCTACGTCGAACTTATGGGCGATCGTAGCCGCCTTGAGTGCCTCGGCCAGAGGCTTCCATTCCTCCGGTGGCAGTTCACGGTCAAGCACCCAGTAAACGTGGAGTCCGTTACCGGAATGAATGACCATAGGTTTGGGCAAGTCCGCATCCTTGACGAACTTACCCAGTGCAAGAAGTCCCTCCTTCCATGAAGGGAACGGTTTCGACCCGCCGCAATCAACGTCAAGCACCAGTGCCTTGGTAGCCCTGACATTCTCCTGCTTGCGGCTAGTCTTCTCCACGAACGTGGAGATAGCGAAATACGTGTTATTGCCTCGTTGGTCTAACCCAACCACGGCTGTCGCGAGTTCTTCTACAGTCGAAAAGAATCCCTGCCTGTTACCGTCAGGATTGATGACAGTAGTAACAAAGAAGCCTTCCGATGGTAGAACCCGCTGAAAAAATTTCAACGTGTCCATAGCGCCCCGCTATAGCGGGGGGATTGCTCCCCCCGCTACCAATCACATCAATTGCTGAAGTTTCGCAAACCGATCCTTTGAAGTCATGGCAAGGACTTCCGGCGACGGCCAGTGATGTTCAGACAAGACGAACAGCAGCCGCTTCAGGGTGCGCCTGACCCGTGCATCGTTGGTCTTGCGGATGGGTTTACCTTTCACCCACCCATAGTACGACATACGGGAAATACCCAACAACGCCGTCATCTCGGAAACATTCAATAGCATCTGCCTACGTAACTTCTCAACCAGTCTGAAGTCAAGTGGTGCAGGATTAATCATCCGAAGCCTCGCCTACCAGTGCGGCGATCTCGTCAGCCAAAGAGGATGCACTCTGCGCAGCAGGGGCCGGAGCCGGAGCAGCAGCCTTAGCCGCCTTGGGCTTAGCCTCAGTAGCCTTGGAAGCACCGAACCCACGCTTGGGAGCGGCAGGGGCGGCAGCAGGGGCAGGGGCAGGGGCAGGAACCTCTACAACAGCCACCGGCTTAGGCGCAGCCTTCGGCGCAGCGATCTGCGGCACAGCAACGGGAGTGCGGGGGACTTCACCCGTGATGGCCTTGACCTGATCCGAACCGAACAGAGCATCGACAGTAGTCTGAGTATCCTCATCCAAGAACCCGCCGAAGGTGAACTTCAACTTCGGGAAGGACGCATCCGTGTCGAAGGCTACCTTGGTCTTGACGATCTCGGGCGGGATGCCACGCACAGAAAGTTCTTTCTGGTACTGGTTCAGTCCCTTGAGCGCAGCCGGGGTAACCTGCAACAGATACACCGGGCCACCTGCATCGTCGGCAGCAACCACAGCAAGACGCTTCTGGTCGGAGCAAGCCTTGATCTGCTGCCCCTGCTGCGTCACCTTGGAACCCCAAGCGTTCTGCGGGCAGGACGCACACAGGTCGTTCTGGGGACTGGTGGACTGCGGGTCAGGGCCAATGCCATCGAGCGAGAAGCAGTCCGGTGCAGACGGTTCAGCGTCCGGAGTCCACTGCTTGGCGTACCAAGTCTTCGACAGGCGGGGATTGGCTCCCACTACCACGACGTCAAGAGTGGTCGAATCCAGTACGGTCTCGGTATCACCCTCGACAATACGGAACCGCGAACCCTTGATGCTGATGCGAGGGAACGCCTCGCCACCCTGAGACAGACCACCCGTCAAAGACTGGGCAAGTGCTGACTGGACGCCAACTCGGGCTGCGAGATGCGCCGGGATTTTGATGTTTGCAGGAATGATGTTCGACATATAGTTACTCCACTGATGCGGCGGGTTTACGAATATTGACCTCAAGGCGTGTGCCGTAATTCACGCCGGGAGGAACTGCCTTGGTCTGCTCAATGTATCCGCGAACAGCAGTCTTGCTGACTCGCTTCTCCAACATATCGTAGGCATCGTTCTCTTTGACGAACGTAAGCATGGCGTCCCAATCAGCCACGTTTGCGTAGTCCGTCGTCGTAAGAAATGCGGTGCCGTGCTTGGTCTTGAAACTGGTAACGCCTTGTGTGTCAGCCTGTTCCTTGATCCACGATTCCAACTTCTCCATCTTGGCCTTGATTGCTGCGACCTGCTCCTTGGTCGTGGCCTCGATGGTGTCCTTCTGTGACTTCAACTTCATGTACGTCGAAATCACATCGTCTACTTTGATGCTCATTGCTATTTCTCCGTCTCTTGTTTGACCATATCAAGCAGCAAGCCTTGCAACTTCTGCTTGTTCCTCAACCTCTCGTACATCTTGTGTTCCAACTCGGTCGCTTCAATGTGTATCACGTTGGATACATGACGCTTACCAATACGCTCAATGCGACCGTTGGCTTGAACGTACTGCTCGTTCTGATTGATCGGCCCGTACCATATGATCGTCGAGGCACTGGTCAAAGTAAGACCATGCGCCATGGTGCCGGGATGGGCAATCAAGACATGAGGCTCTTTGGTATGTTGGAAGTTGTGGAAAATCTGATTCCGCTTTGTTGCAGACACTTCGCCGTTCACCACACCAACAGACCAGTGCTTGGAAAGTTCACGGTTCAGCATATGCAGTGTGCCGGTCAACGGCACGAACAGGATCACCTTCTCCCCCGCTTCCTCGATCAACTCTTTGACTAAGTTTACACGGGGGGACGCATCGATTTCAAGATGCTGTCCGCTGTCGTCGTACGCTACCCCGCAGGATATCTGGACAAGTTTCTGAATCTTGACCGCTTCGTTGACGGCAGTGATCGTGCCTTGCTTGCGCTCCGCAGCCAGTTCCGTTACGAACGTCTTGAGCATGGACTGGTAGTGCTTCTTCTGTACCGGCGTCAACTCCACGCTGCGTGTTTGGATAACTGTCTCCGGCAAGTCGAAGCATTCCTCACGGGTGTATCTCACTGCCGGTTGCATGATGTGCTTGACCGTATCGATGGCGTCCGGTCTGGGTACGTACTTCCACTGGCTGACCTTCATCATCACCTGATCCCGGAAAGCCGTGTAGGTCTTGGTGCAGTGTGGACTGTTGACCAACTTGGCTAGCGCCCACGCATCAGTCGGGGCATTAGGCGTCGGTGTTCCAGTCATCAGCCACAGTCGTGTCGAAGGGTTCTTGTCCAAGAACTTCCGGAACACTTTGAACCTAGTGGTCGATGGGTTACGTAACACTGCCGCTTCGTCCACGATGATCAGGTCGAACATCCCGTCACAGTGCGGGGCAATGATCTGGAATCCGTCGTGGTTGATTATGCAAAACTCCGCATGAGTCTTGAGCAGTTTGAGTCGGCGCTCGGCAGTTCCATGCAGGGTGACGAATGTACGGTTAACCAGACCAGTGAAGATGCCGTCACCCCATACTCGTTCCAATGTCGAGAGCGGTGACAGGATAAGAACTTTCTTGATGTACTTGGTCTTGAGCAGGTAGTCAGCAGCCCACAATGCTGATTGCGTCTTGCCAGTGCCGATCTCGTTGAGTACTAGCGCCCGGTTGTTGAGTGTCAGGAACGCAGCAGTTTCTTTCTGGTGGTTGTACGGTGTATGCGGACCGGGCCAATTGTAGTAATGCAGGATGGGGGACGGGGCTTTGATCCCAAGGTTACGTAGGATGCGTACCTCGTCCAGTCTGTGCGGTGTCACTACCAACTCGACGCCATCTCTGACGAACGGCTTGGCTGATGGGATGCAGGACAATACCCTCTCGGGGTTGTTCAGTTTTAGGGCAAGTGCTTTGGCACTTTCGACAACAAGCATTTCTCTACCTCGCTAATATCTTCTTCGCATCGAACCAGAAACCACGAACCACCTGCGGCTTGTATTTGTTCTCCGCAAATGCGTTGCAGTTCTGTGGGTTTTTTCTTGGGGTCAGCCTTGCACTCGATACCTATAAACAACCCACCGGCTATGGCGATGATGTCCGGTATCCCAGACTTGCCGAACCCATTGTTGCCGGGGAAGAAGTACCACACTCCGTACTTCCTCAGCATCTCGACAACCTTGCGCTTGATCTTGCCTTCGGGTGTCATACCAGTGCGTAGTCACAGTCGTGTCGAGCAGGGCAGAATCGGCACAGTCCACTAGGTCTAGCGGGCCAGACCCCGTGTTCGGCAGAGTCATAGATGCGCCGGACCTTCTTCATTATGTCTGCCCAGATTTCGTTGATCGTTACCCGGTTGTACTGCTCGGTGTCCATCTGCATATGCTTGAGCCACACGAGGCTCGTCTTGACACGGTGTACGTCGGGGTAATGCTTGAGTACCTGCGCTGCGAACAACTGCATCTGAAACGTATCAGGGTTGCGCTTGCCGGTCTTCCAGTCCATGACATAGGCAGTGTCGCCACGCAGTACCAGTACGTCCAACTTGCTACGCAGCCATGCGTCTGGTTCCCACCACCCCGTAGGCGTCAATTCCTGCGTGAGCACCAGTTCTTTCTCGATGTGGAGTTCCCCACCGTTGGCCATCTCCTCGACGTTGGTACAGAGGACTTCGTAGTGTGCGATCTCCTGTGGCAACTCGGAGTTCTCCTTGAGCCTATGCTCAAGGTACTCGTGGATACGCTCTCCGTATCTGCTTGCCTCGCCGCCTTCATCAGTAACATCTTTGACAATGCGCTGACGATAGTACCGAAGCGGGCAGTTCTCGTAGAGTTTGATGGACGAATAGGAATGGGACAGGCGCATGGATTAGCCCGTGGGAAGTAACTGGAACCCCGAATGTACGGTATGTAAAGCCATGGGTCAAGTGTCCCCGTAGTTATCCGCTTGCCCTGACTCACACGCCACTGGTAGATCGGATGCCCACTTCGGCGGGGTGGACATGACCTTGACCAAAGTTCTTTCTGCATGGTCTGCATCAGCCCCACCGACTGTGAGTACGATCTCGTCGTGTACTTGGAACGCGACCTTGTACTGCTGTCCGATCGCAACCATCTGCTCTCGGATAACAATCGCGGCTAGGGCTTGGATAATGTTTTCCACCATCTTGCCGCCGTATATCTTGGTCCACTTGATACCCGCAGTACTCTGGTCACCGCTGAGTCTGCTTTGCATGTACTTCTTGTAGGTGTATGCGTCGTCAATGTACTCGAACCCGTTGCCCGTATTGCGAAGCGCGGTGTACCTGATCTTGAATCCGTTGGGCAGGATAACTCCCTCGTTGTCGAAGTCGATGCACTTGGAGATAGTACCGCTGCCGCCACTGAGAATACCTTGCAGTGCGTAGGCACATCGCTGCCACAACTCTACGATCTTCCAGTTCTTCTGTCGGTAAAGCCTGACGATACGCTCGGCCTCGTTGATGTCGATCTTGACGCTGACCCCTGCTTGCCCGATCTCAAGGGTACGCCTGAACTTCTCGGCACCCATGCCATAGCCCAGACCCAAGACGCAGGTCTTGCCCACGAATCGTTCCACCGTGTCAGCCTTGGTGATGGTGCGTCCGTAGACTTCGCTTGCAAACTCGGAGTACACATCCCGCTTCTCACGGAACGCTTGAACCAAATCGTCCTGTCCTGCAAGCCACGCCACCATGCGGGCTTCGATCTGACTGGAGTCACAGGCAATTACCTTGTGGTGTGTCGGTGCTTCCAGTGCTTGCCTGATCTTGTTGTTCCCACGAGCAGGAAGATTTTGCAGGTTGATCTTGTCCCCGCCGCTGAACCTGCCGGTGTGCGCCCCATAGTAGTTAAGCATGATAGGCAGACGGCCACGGTCAGATATCTCTATCAGCGATCGCGTCCGTGTTTCTTCGATCGTGGACTTCACACCCAGTCGGGCAGAGACAGCCATCTGCACTCTCTCGTCAGGATGCTCAAGCAAATCGGTCATGCCTTTGTCAGTCTTGCTGAACGCCCATGTTTCTTTACCAGTGCGACCACTGATCTTGGTGGGCGGGGTGACTCCATAAGACTCTAGCAGTTGTGCAAACTTGTCATTACTCATCAGAATCCGTAGTGCGTCCTCGGCGTTGTAGGGACTGTCAAACACGCTATCTTCCTCTACTGCTTTACTAACACTCGCAAGAAGTTCGTCCTTGCGCATGTGGATATGAGCCAAATGCAACTTGAGCAGTCCCCGGTTGAGTTCAATGGTCGGCTCGGTGTACATCCTGATGGTCTGGTCAATGACCATGAGTTCGGATACAGGGAACCCCTGCTTGAGTTTGTTGAACAACTTGTAGGTCAACTCTACGTCGTTCACACAGTACGCACCGTATGCAGCAAGTTCTTCTGGAGTGAAGTCCTCCAGTCGTTTGCCCTGTGCGTTGACAACTTCAGTGCCTTTCTTGCCCAAGTTGTAGTAAGTCGCCAGTGCAGCAAGAGACCCGCCAACGACAGCACCGTGCAACGGTCGCGACATACTCAGAGTATCGAGCCAGAGTTTGGGCTTGATGCCAAACTTCCATGACAAGATCGCCCCGTCGAACGCAGTGTTATGACAGAGGATCGCACACTTGCTGTAGTCGAGGGACTTCAGAAACCGCTCGGGGTTGTGTCCGCTGTACCAGTCGGCAGGATGGTTGTTGACCTTCACCCCTACACCTATCACTTGGAACAGGCCCGGATGTCGAATGTATGCTTCGGTCGTCATCTTGCTCAGACTGTACTGCTTGTCGTAGTACGTCTCGAAGTCGATCGTTACGATGTCCATTATTTGTTCTCGCGCAGTCTTTTGAGTTCGGCTTTCAAGAACGTGATCTCTTGCCCGAGAATCTCGGCCTCGGTGCGCAGTCCGCGCAGACGAATCTCGTACAGCGCCCACTCCACTTTCATTTGTTGCGGGTACTTCCACGGTTGAAGTTCAATCTCATGCTGCCATGATCCCGGCGGGGATTCGTTGTCAATTGCTGACATACCATACTCCTGCCAAAAATCCACCAATGAAACACAGGATCGCCAAGACGATCTCTGCGACCAAGACATTGCTCCGGTCGGAGTGCATCTCCAAAATTTCCTGCTCCAACTTCCGGTTCTCTTCGCGCAGCCGGTCGTAAAGATATTCTGATTGTTTATTCATTTGCTCTCTCCCCTTGCACGGATGTCGGTCATGGCTTCACCTCCTCTGCTTCATCCTGCAACGCCTGATGCACCTCGTCGAGCGGGCGCTTTGCCTTCCCAATCTCCGCGTCGTCTAGCCTGATCAACGCCCGCAGCCTCTCGTTCTCCTCATGCAGTCGGCGCAATTCGGCTTCGGCTCGATCCAGAAACTCGTTATTTCCTTGGCCCGCGCAGTAAATCCGCAGCACCGCAAAGGCTTTGTCAAGCGCGGTCACGGCTTCACCTCCTCTGCTTTGGCGATGGCTGCGCGAATCTGAATGCGTATTGCCCGAAGTTCGGCATCCCTGCATATTGTCGGGTCTGCCCATGCTTCGTAAGTCTTCAACGCCGCCAACAGTTCCGCATTCACTTCACGCAGCCTCCTCTGCTGTTCTGCCTCACGGGCTTTCTGCTGCTGCTCTTTTCGGATCATCACATCGTAGTGCTTGATGCCACGACTGCGAGCAGACTTGAGAGTGCCAACATTCACGCCCCACTCGTAGGCGATCTTCCAAGACTCCATGTTTTTCCCTGCTGCCTTGGCTTCAGCGGACAGGCGTAACAGTTCCTTGTACTGATCAAGAGTCAGTACGCTTCTTCCCCTGCTCACCAGACATCCCTCCCATTTCTTTTACAGGCCCAGTTGGGCGGGGGGATGTTCTCCCCCCTGATGATCCGTGTGTTGATGTACCGCCGCCAAGCAAATAAGCGCCGGATGGTCTCGATCCAGTTCATGGCTTCACCTCCCGCGCTGCGAGCATGGCGTCGGCCATTTCGTAGCACTCCCTCGCCAACATCATAGCCCCGCCCCGCCGGGCACCTAGCATCATCCCCATCAACGCCTGTCCCGCGAACCAATCCCGCAGTGTCATGCCGTATTCCCAAACCGCGCCTTCACTCGGCACAACAACCGGAAACGCCGGACCGCCGTCGTTGATCGTACTCATGCCCGCTTCCTCGCATCAATCTCACGCTGCAAATACCACGCAGCCTTCTCCAAGTCCTCGATGGGGTCGGAGTTCTTCTTACCTGCACGACTCACGTACTTGATGACGTTGCCCAGTCGGTAGTTCAAATCCTTGGCCTCGATGAAGTCGATGGTCTCGATGCCACCCTTTGTATAGTGCGGGGGGTGATTGACAGTTTCGATAGCAACTTGTGGGTTGACTATATTGTCCGGCGTGAACACGCTTCTGTCCTGTTGCTTCTCCTGCTTGTTCTTCTTGTCAAGCCAACGCACCGTGTAGACACGGTTCTTTGAAACATTCAGTTTTAGGGCGGTCTCTCCCACGGAATTGCCTATCGCGAGCAAGCGGCGAATCTTATCGGTCATTGTCATTGGTCGAATCTCCTTGGTTATCGAACACGTTGAAATGTTTGCGAAGCGCAATGCTGTGGTTACTCAAGTACGCATCTATAGTATTAGTGACACTAATAGAGGCGCGAAGTCCATGAAGTGTGTACGCCATATAAGCAAATGCCTTCATCGATTCTGTCGGAAAGGTCTCGCTTTCGATGATCTCTGCAACCTGTGCCACGCCTTCTGGCGTATAAAAATTTATCAGACGTACGGGTCTAGGTACTCCAGATTCTTTCAGAAGCGTATCGAACACACCCAACTTCTCGCGGACTTTGATACCACGTTTGAACTTGGCAAGTTTGGATCGCCAGACTCTGCGAGCATCGGGATTCACAGTACTCAGCAAGTTGGGTCTGCGGTTAACGCAATCTCCAGTAAGAAGGTCAAAGGTAATACCCTCGAAGTACTCCGGTGCCTCCTTCCTCATAGTACTATATCGTTCGTATTTAGGAACATGTCTTAAATGTTCTATCGTCCACCGACCAGTGGCTACACGGTTCCAACAGAAGGGAAGCGCACTCTGTAGCGAAGACCCCAGAGTATACTGCACCGATCTCGCCTGAGCATCGCTCAAAGTAAACTTGAACTTATTATCAGGCGTGAGGATGCCAAGCACAGCACCTTGAAAGTTCTTGATCGAAATCTCGTAAGACCCGTCGGCTAACCGCTTGATCTTAGCCCATGACTTGAGGGGTCTACCATCAGCCTGTGACCTAGCCCCTTTGTTGTACTGCTCCGCTGCCTCGTATGTTCCTATAAATGCTTTCACCATGATTCAATCCTCGCTTCTGTTTCAATCCAAACCCTTGCACCGCAAGACAACGGCTTGTCAGGCGAATAGACGATCTTTGACGGGCCGTGGATCACCACCTCGTGCGCATAGGTATTGGACTCGTAAGTCTTGATTGTAAGTACGGGGTCTCGCGACCCCGACTTTGTGTTGCTCCTGATAACATGCTGATTAACGTGGATGATCTTTTTCATTTGAGCATCTTCGTAGCAATGACGACCGCAGCAACTTCACTCAGGTTAACGTCACTCGGCAATGCCGTTGCAGAAGTAGCCGTCTTGCGCTCGACAACTTCCAAGTGTCGGTTCTTGGCCTGTTGCGGAAGCAAATCCCACAGCGCAGGAAATGCCTTGAGTGCAGGGGCAAGCGTCGTGTACGCCGAACAAATCTTGTTGACATCAGACACGAACTTGTCCTTGCGCAGTCTAACCCTTTCGATATTATCTCGTCGGAAGTGGAACATGGTCAGCAGTTGAGCACCTACCAAGTCCCCCTCAGAAGGCGCACGAGTAGTCAGATGCTCATTGGGTTGATATCCGGCCCGTAGAACATTCGGTAGCCCCTGTGTCGTATACGGCCAAGGCTTCGGATAAGGCAGCGTGAACGTCGCGTCCACTGAAACATTGCCAAAGTGGGAAATGTTTATGTGGTTAATAGTACGCATAAACCCGGCGGGCAACGCATCCATCTTTGCCCTAGCATCACTGTCGATCAGCCAGTCATACAACTGGATACCCATATCGTCAGGAATCCCTGACTTGAGCGCAGCCTCCTGCTGCGCCTTGAACATATCAGAAGCATTGTCTGTGATCTGTTGGATCAACTCAGCACTAAAACGAACAACAGCCATTGTCTTTCTCCGTAAGTTATTACATCAACACAACTTCACCGAACGGTGCAGTACCTGCATCAGTACTTACCCACAGCACAGGATAGTCGGGGGCAGTACCGAAATCGTTACAGCACAGGTCGGTCAAGAACACACAAGCAACGGGGTTGATATCGTGATCCATCGCATACTTGAACACGGGACTGAAGGCAGTACCGCCACCACCATGCGGACGGATATCGAGTGCATCGTCGGGCAAGTACGACTCGTAGTGTGAAACTGTCGAGTCGAAGTACACAACGTGCAACTTCTTGGGACAAGAGTCAGTCTTGATCGCTGAAATCTCGGCAGCGAACTGCGCAATGATCTCGGGGCTGATAGACCCAGAGCAGTCAACTGCGACCAACATCTCGCCCATAACCTCACCGCTGATCGTCGGCAGGTAAAACCCTTGCTGCACAAACCTGCGATTGGGACGCGCAAAGGTACGGGAATCGTTCTTGGCCCGCTCCGCAAAGCGACGTAGAACATCTTTCCAGTTGACCTTGGGCTGCATCATCTCACCGACGAGCCGCTCCATACCGGCAGACAACTTGCCCATCATCTTGGCTGCTTGTGCAGCCTGAGCAACTTTCACCTTCCACTCGGCACGCTGCTGCTCCTTCTCGGCAGGTGTACCGTCGTCGTCTTGGCAGTCGTCAAGCGGATCATTGCCGTGTGGATTATCCGGCAGGATGTTATAGATACCGTCGGACGTTTGGCCACCGGCATTGTAGATGTTGTCATCGAGCAGTCCACCTGTCGGCATCTTGCCGATCTTCTCGTCGGACAACAGTTTGTTGATGACGTAATCACCTGCCTGATTCCACTTGCGATGGTCGCGATCGCCACGCCGGAAGCAATGCTCAAGCATGGGATGGAAGCACTCGTGTGCTACCAAGAACTTCAGTTCCTCATCGTTCAACTTGTCCACGAAGTCGGGGTTGAACTTGATGCACTTGCCGTTGGTCGCAGCAGTCGGGATAGACTGATCGATGTGGTACGGCAGTCCCAATGCGATGCTGCCAATGAACGGATGCTCCAGTACGAGACTGGTCTTTGCCTTGGCCAATCGCGTCTTGATCTTGGCCTCGCGCTGCGGAGTGAGGGGAGCAGGGGTTACCTGCTCCTTCTGGGCTACTACTGATGCCATATCACATACCTCCCATGATTGCGGACATTTTGTCCATGATGGCTTTGGCCTCTGCTGCGGTGTCCCGTCGAACTTCAGGATGCAGCCTGAGAATTTCAGGGTTCTTGAGCAACTTGGTTTCGATCTCCTGCCGCATTGCTTCCAGTTGCGGGTCGTCGGCAAAGTTCAGCCTAGGCAACAACTCGCACAGGTCTCGGGCATTGTCGATCATGCTGTCCCGAAAGATCGACTTGGGATCGGCACACTTCTCGGCAATATGTTTTACCTTGTCGTACACCCTGCCCCACAGGTCTTTCATCGCCGCAGACTGGGCAGACTTCACCTGCTCTTCAACCTGCAAGCGAATCTTTGCTACCTCATCGGCAGACAACTGCACACGGAAGTCAGCACTCGGCATGGGCATCACGTTGATATCCATGTAGAACTTGCTTGCGATCGTGTGCTGCTCTGGATAGTCAGCCTCGCAGTACAACGGCCCCAGAGTCTGCTGCGCTCGTTGCTTGAACACGGCATACCCATCAGCAAACTGGTTGACAATCACCATCCAGTCGGCCTTGTCTCGCCGGAACTTGGTCATAAACCCAAGGTAGTTCCCCGTCGGCAGGATGAACGTACCCTCCATGCTCCACGGCAGCGTGTTGTCGTAGAAGTCATTACGAATCAACCCTGCCTTGCTGTGGATATCATCGAGCAGCGTACATCCCGGAAGCAGGGACTTGTTATAGCGCCCCACGCTTGATGCCACGCCATTGGACTGTGCTACCTCACGGGTAACACGCTTATCGAGTTTGCGACCTGCCCACCCACCGATATTGAGTGATACGAGCAGTGCTTTATCGTTCAGATTCATCGTTGGTACTCCTCTGTTACTAATGGTTTACCCGCATACAAACGGGCATATAAAGTCTGGAGTTTCACCCCAGTTATTGATGACAGTTCTTTCATGGTCACCTCCTTACCCTTGTACTTAAAAGTTTTGCCTACCTTGTATGGAAGATGCGTTACGCTAAATAACTCTGGAGGCTTGTACCCTCTTGTGTACCTGTGTTTTATCCAGTGATACGGCAACCCAAGGTGTCTAGCCCACTGCGCAATGGTCAATCTAAGCCCATCATGTTCAATGAACACATTAGTCTTTCGATTGTTAGCCTGTTGTTCTGGCGTACTCCATCGGCAGTTACTTGGTGAGTATCCTTTGTCGTTGTCGATCCTGTCTAAACTCATACCGCTAGGACAATCACCCATATCTTCATAGAAAGCAGCAAACGAAAGCCGCCACCGCTTGCAAACAGTTATCCCTCTGCCTCCGTACCGCTTATATCTTTTGTTGTTCTGGTCGTAACAGCGAGACTTCATGGCTATCCATTGTCGATACACTCTCGTGTCGTACATCTTGTGTGTAGCCCTTGCTTTGTTCGAAGCGATGACGTTTTCGTATCCCATGATTAACTCCCAAGTGAATGGACAGTTATCATAATATCACATTTTTTAAAAAAGAACGTCTTGGTGGCGAACACTCCACCGCACAAACGCTTGCGTGTTAGCCAGTTCGGGATGCTTACGCAGTGCATACGAGACTGACAGGACGCTGAACTCTGGCGGCATACGCTCGAAGTAGGTACAAGCCCGATCGAAGTTAGCCTCGGTGCAACGCTGTGCCAAAGAGCCTGAGAGAGCGTAAAGAGTTGCAGGATCGGTCGGCACCTCACCCTTGTCAGGGTTCAGCAGAATGCCATCGGGATTAGGCAACTTGCGGTAGATACGCAGATAGCCAGTGAACTCGGCAGCAGCACCCTCACCGACAGCGCCCTTGAACGCCTCGTACTCAGCCTCGGTGGGTACTATACCCATCACATCGCTGACACCCTCCACCCATGAACGTGGCGTAGGATTCTGGTCACGCTGCGGATCGAAGTCATGCAGCAGAGCCGTCTTGAAGCGGATGAACGATATCACCTCGGGCTTCACGTTGTTGTCGATGGCCCATGAAGTCCAGTCGTCCAAGTGAGTCTCAAACTCAAGCACAGTCTCACGATTGCGCAAGTGGCTGAGTACTCGGTTAGCACCGGCTCGGTCAGACTGACGATTGCCCGTTGAGATAACCTGCCACCCATCGGCCATGGGTACACCGTGCAAGTTACGCGCTTGGCAGATGTTGGCAATGACCTTCTGGATGTCAGCACTGGCCTGATTGCGATCGTCGAAGCACAAGATGCCGCCACGGCCATCATCCCACTTGCTGCCCTTGGACGGGAACCACTCGGGAATCTTGTAGCCGAAGGACTGCGCAGAACTCATCATGTCGGGAACACCGAAGTC